GTAGTTGCTAAAGGAACACCTAGAAGTGGTCCAGTAACTTCTGACGCAAACGCATAATCTTAAATAGATTAATTCTGTGGGCGATCCTGCCGAGAGGTATTTCGCCCATAGAGACAAAATTTTAAAATAGGAGTAATCATGAAAATAAAAATGAAAGAAACTGTAAAAGCAAGTGCAAACCAAGAAGGTTCAATGACTATGATGTATGAATCTGGACAAGAGTATGATATGTCAAATAAAATGAATATCGCAACAATACTTTTAAATAGTGGTCAAGCAGAAAAGTCAATTGCTAAAACAGAAAAAAAAGTAATTAAAGATATGGAAAAGAAAACATCAAAAACAAAAAAAGTTTTAAAAAAAGTTTTTGGTAAAAAATAAGGATAGATAATGAGTGGATTGGTAATACATACAGCTTGGACAACAAGTGCAGTTGCAACATCAGATCAGAAGTCTTTTATGAGAGTAGAATTTAATGATGATGATACTTTAATTGGAGAACTAATTAAGGTAGCACAAAACAATGTAGAAGCATATACAGGTAGAGCCATTACACAACAAACATTACAACTATTTTTAGATAGATTACCATATTATAGAGATGAAAAGTTAAGGGAGGGTGTTTATACTGCGCCTGATCTAAATTATAGTGCTGATTATATAGTTCTCCCTAAACCACCAGTAGCAAGTATTACACATGTAAAATATTATGATAATGATAGTACAGCATCTACATTTGCTGCAAGTAATTATTATAAAGATGTAGAATCAACACAAGCCAGAGTAGTTTTAAAAAATGGTGTAAGTTGGCCAACATTAACAGAATTAAGACAAGGTAATGCTTACGAAGTTCAATATGTAGCTGGTTATGGTAATAGTGCTAGTGATGTACCAACACCAATAATACAAGCAATAAAATTATTAACAACTCACTTATATGAGAATAGAGAAATGGTTACATCTATGTCAGCTAATACAATTCCATATACAGTTGGTCAATTATTACAACCTTATAGAGTTACAAGATTAAATAACATATTAGGAGGATAAATGCCTAGTATCTCAAATATTGGAAAATTAAGAAATAAAATTACAATACAAAATACAAATTTAACAACAGATAATCATGGTGGTTTTACTACTGGTAGAAGTACACATATAACAGCTTTTGCTAAAATGACACCAAAAAGTGGAAAACAAATATTTTCTGATAAAACTGGTCGTCAAGTAGAAAATCCACATACATACGAATTTTTAATAAGATACAGAGATAATATTACAACATCTATGAGAATATTATTTGGTACAAGAACATTTGATATAATTAAAATAAATGATGAAAATGATTTTAAAAATTATATTACAATAGAAGCAATAGAAAATGTAGGTACATAATGCAAGCAACTATTAATGTTAAAAATTTAGATAAAGTTTTAAAGTCATTCAGAACTATCAGTAAAGATATGAAACCTGAATTACGACAAGTTATACAAGGTGGTGCTCAACTTATTCGTGGAGAAGCAGTAAAGAGTATTCAAAGTGGACCAAAAAGTGGTAAAGTTTACCAAAGATATAATCCAACAAGAACACATAAAGCATCTGCACCTGGAGAAGCACCAGCAAGTGATACTGGTAACTTGGTAAGAAATATTAGAGTAAAACAAAAATCACTAGATATAGTTACAGTAGAAAGTAGAGCAAGTTATTCAAAATTTTTAGAATATGGTACAAGCAAAATGCAAGCACGACCATTTTTATTTCCAGCTTTTAAAATGAGTCAAGGAAAAATAATGATGGCAACTTTTAATAGAGTAAAAGCATTTATTCAAAAGGTAGCCAAATGAGTGATCATAGTGTTAATTTGCAAAAAGCAGTATTTGATAAACTAGACCAAGATGGAACTCTTCAAGGTTTAGTTACAGATGTGTACGATTTCGTGCCAGAATCAACAGCATTTCCTTATGTTAAGATAGGTGTAGGGTCAGCAGTAGATAATGGAACAAAGACATTAAAGGGGAGTGATTTCACCCTTGAAGTGTCAAGCTTTTCTCGATATAGAGGAAGTAAAGAAGCAAAAGAAATTATGAGCAGAGTGTATGATTTATTACACGAAGCCGATTTAAGTGTCTCTGGAGCAAGTTTCGTGTTTATTAGATTTGAATTTTCAGATATAATAAAAGAAAATGATGGTTTAACTACACACGGATTTCAAAGATTCAGAGCATTAGTAAACGATACATAAAAAATAAATAAGGAGAAAATAAAATGGCAGCAGGAAAAGGAAGTAGCTTTTTATTAAAAGAAAATAGCACAGGAACACCAGCAACAGTTGGTGGTTTAAGAAGTACATCTATGACAATCAATGGAGAAATGGTTGATGTTACA